CAATCGCAACCTATTAAGACTAGTTGTGGATGGAAATTCACCCGCAACCCTACTAAGGTTATGTCTTGCACCCTTGTAGGTAGCAAATGGCTCCACCTTAACCGTAAAGGTCGAGCTACCTTTCTCAATGGTCTGGCTGAGTGCGAGATCATTTTGAATAAAGGTGTTCCCGTCTTGCACTCGTTCGCGCAAGCTCTACGCCGCAACGCTGGAACCAGTAAGGTCGCTTTCGACCCAACAAGCGGTGAACATTACCGCTATATGCGAGAGCTGAAAACTCGCATGAATGTGCACACAATCGTTCCGATCACTTTGGAAGCTCGATTGTCATATCATCGCGCATTCAACTGCTCACCTGAACAGCAAGTTTACTATGAGAGTTTACTCGACGTATGGACCTTCCCTTTAGACGGTGACATCGCTGAGGAGACTTACATAGATCCCGCTACCTGGGAGGACCATCGTGTCTGGTCCACTGACCGAAACCTCCCTACGGGAAACCCAAAATGTTAAATCGTAATAAACGCAATCAGCCAGCCACTCGGAATAAGCAGCGAGCGCCGGCTAAGAACCCTACTGCTAAACTCCCGCCTCCTCCACCTTTACCCAAGGTGAATAGAGCCCCAGCCGCTCAAGGCCGCATCATGCGCACTGCGAAACCGCAGCTCCGCAGTCTCACAAACGGTGACATTGTTGTCAGCCACAGAGAATTCATTCAAGACATCCCTGGAAGCGTCGGATTCGCCTTCAAAGGGTTGCCCGTTTCTCCTGGCCGCAACGTCACTTTCCCATGGCTCGCCCAGATCGCCGCAAACTATGAGAGTTATCTGTTCAAACGGTTGAAGTTTGAATTCCTTACCTCCTCTCCCACCACCGTAGGAGGGAAAGTAATGATAATGCTAGATTACGATGCCCTTGATTCTGACCCAAGCGACAAGACCGAGTTTATGGGTCAAAGGAATGCCTGCTCTTGTTGCACTTGGGAGTCCATGACCCACAATTCGTTATATGAAGACCTCACCAAACGCAAGACTTACTTCGTTCGCAATTCACCTTTCACCGTAACAGGCACTAGCAGTCGCCAATCAGACTGCGCTTTTGCCTACTTCGCAACCCAAGGCCAAGCTGACACCAGCTTCATTGGTGAGCTTTATGTTGAATATGAAGTGCTCCTCATGACCCCAAATCTCGAGGACCTAGGCGTGGGTGGATCTTACTCTTTAGTTCGTACAGGAACCTCACCAGTGACTGCCTTCACTGTCCTGGCTCGAGGTAACTTGCAAGCCACTGTCTTGAATGTCAACACTCCAGGAGTGAACGTCATTAGTACGTTTACGTTCAACCAACCATTCACCGGCACTGTAGCCATAATTGAAATTGGTACAGGCCTCAGTTACACCTTCGGTGGAACTGCCGCTCAACTCGGTGAAGTTGATGGCATACAGAACACTGCCTTGACCAAGCAAATCTCCTACTTAAGAGTCCAAGCTGAAGTCGGTCAAACTTTGATCTTCACAACACTATATACCACCCTTACCACAGCGCAAGCGTGGATTATGCAAGGCGCCTCATACTAGGCGCCCAATGGT